GTGTGCATCTCCGCAGTTCAAAACCATTGAAGGTATGCTGGTTGTATGCCCAACCCACCTAAGCCAGCCGAGCTAAAAATGCTAATCGGTAATCCTGGCAAAAGAGCCATTAGAACCAACGATGCTATTGCCCCCCTTGAATACGGCTACATCGAGCCACCTGTCGAATTAGGTGAAGTAGGCAAGCAATTCTGGGACTCAATCTTTGGGGCCGGTGAGCTGTGGATTAGCATCAAGACTGACACCCAACTTGTCCAGCTAGTCTGTGAGCAGCTAGACAGGCGAGAGCTAATCAAGCAGCAGATTCAAGCTGACCCAACTGACCCGACCTGGTACAGACAAGCCAACGAGGTCGAGAAGGCTATTGTCACCGGACTTAGCTTGCTAGGTTTCAGCCCATCCGACAGAACACGCCTTGGTTTGGTATCAGCCAAGACAAAGACCAAGCTAGAGGAAATCATTGCCAAGCGACAAGCCAAGCAGTAGCTGGCCCCCACGCTGGCTGACCCCTGTACCAGATGAAGCAATCGAGGCTGGTGATGGCAAGTACGCCATTGAGTTTGCCGAGGCATTTGGCACTATCGGTAAAGACGGCATAGCTGGTAAAACAGGTGAAGCCCTAAGACTAAGACCTTGGCAAAAAGAGCTAGTAAAGCGCATCTTTGCCAGAGATGACAATGGTGGCCTAAGAGCGCAAGTGGCTTTGGTAGGAACTCCACGCAAATCAGGCAAAAGCGCCTTGGCCTCTACGCTGGCTCTATACAGCTTGATCGCTGAGGGTATCGAAGGTGGTGAGGTCGTTGTTGCTGCTGCTGAAAAGGAACAGGCTCGAATCATCTTTGGTGAGGCTAAGCGTATGGTTGAGGCCAGCGAGCTATCCGAGATGTGTACCTTGTATCGGGATGCAATCTTTGTCCCCAGCACGAACTCTGTAATGAAGGTGCTATCTGCCGAGGCATACTCCAAAGAAGGTTTAAATGTTAGCCGAGCTATTGTTGACGAAATCCATGCCCACAAGAATCGAGAGCTATTTGATGTGCTTTCACTCTCGATGGGTAACCGAGGCAAGCTCGCTCAATTACTAGCAGTCACCACAGCAGGGCAAAAGACCGACATGACAGGCCAAGACTCAATCGCTTACAACCTCTATCAGTACGGCAAGCGTGTGGCAACTGGTGAGATAGATGACTCAACTTTCTTTATGTCTTGGTGGGAAGCTGAGCCAGAGGCAGACCACAGACTTGAAACAACTTGGGAATCAGCCAACCCTGGCTACAACGATCTAGTAGCTAAGGATGACTTTGCGTCAGCAGTCCTACGCACACCTGAGCCAGAGTTTAGAACCAAGCGACTCAACCAATGGGTTAGCTCGCTAAACGCTTGGCTACCAACTGGCAAGTGGGAGCAGTTAGATGCCGAGATAGAGCTAGACCCTGAGCAGCCTGTCATTGTTGGCTTTGACGGCTCGTTCAATGGTGACTGTACTGCCTTGACTTACGCAACTATTCCTAAAGATGGTGACCTACCCCATGTTGGTCTAATCCGAGTCTGGGAGAAACAGCCAGAGGATACCGATGACTGGCGTGTAAGCACCTCAGAGGTTGAGGATGAGATTATCCAATTTTGCCAGAAATACAATGTCAAAGAGATAGCCTGTGACCCCTTTAGGTGGCAACGCACTATGGAAGCTATGCAAGACCTTGGGCTACCTGTTGTCGAGTACCCATCATCAAGCCCTAGCCGGATGGTTCCAGCTTGCTCTAAGTTCTACACCGCTGTTACCGAGGGCAACATAACCCATGACGGCAACCCAACTCTCGCCAGACATCTGACCAACGCTGTTATCAAGATTGACAGGCTTGGCCCAAGAATAGTGAAAGAACATCGAGGATCGCCACGCAAGATAGATGCTGCTGTCGCTGTGGTCATAGCCTTTGATAGAGCAACTGTTGGTAGAGTAGAGGATGAGCAACTGACTCCACAATTCTTTATTTAGGTTGGTAATGACAGCGACAATACTTCAAGCAACAGGCGTGTTTGCGATTGCACTAGGGGCTTCTTTTATTTATCCACCAGCAGGGGTAATTCTGCTAGGTATCGGACTGCTCGTATTCGGTATAGCCATTGAAAGAAGTAAGTAATGCTAGGTAATCTTTTTGAGCAAAGAGCTGTAAGTTTTCAGACTGTCTGGGGTGCAGGTGAGCCTTGGGGTATGCAATCTGAGGCTGGCGTAAATGTCACAACCAAAAAGTCTTTTGAGATTGTCGCTTTCTTTTCAGCAGTCAGCCTTATCTCTGACACCATCTCGACTTTGCCATGTGGGGCTTATCTAAGGATTGGTGCTACTCGCCGACCTTTGAACCCTAGACCTGTTTGGTTAGACCAGCCAGATGTTGACCTAAGCACAAGAGCAGCGTTCTTTCAGCAGGTCTTTTCTAGCTTGTTGGTTCATGGTAATTCTTACACCAGAGTCTTTAGGGATTCGCAAGGGCAGGTTGTAAACTTAGTCAACCTTGATCCTGAAAAGATTGATATTGAGCGTTCCAAGATTGGTCGCAAGGTTTATCGCTATCAAGATGAAGCAAGACCACTAAGTAGCGATGAGGTCATTCACATCGTTGACCTTATCCTGCCAGGTGAGCTAAAAGGCTTGAGCAGAGTAGAAACTCTAAAGCAATCACTAGGACTAAACATCGCCCTAAGCGATTACGCTGCTAGGTTCTTTGGCACAGGCGCATCAGCAGCTGGTGTTATCGAGTTCCCTGGCAACCTAACATCTGAGCAAGCCAAGCAACTAGCCGATGGCTTCGATGCAAGACACCGCAATGGAACTAGACGAGCGCACAGGACAGGCGTTCTCTCTGGTGGAGCTAAGTTTGTTTCTACTCAAAGCGACCCTGAATCATCTCAGGCACTAGAGTCACGCAAGTTTGCTGTTGAGGAAATCGCCAGAGCTTTCAATGTGCCACTTCACTTGCTAGGCGTACCAGGTACTGCAAGCTACGCCAGCGTGGAACAAAATAATTTACAGTTTGTCAGCATGACTCTCCGGCCTTTGGCAGAAAAGGTTGAGGCAGCTTTCTCACGCCTACTGCCAGGCGATGCCTTCATCAAGTTCCAGTTCAATGACCTACTAAGAGCTGACCTACAAGCAAGAATTCAGTCTTACTCTGTTGGTACTCAGGCAGGTTTCTACTCAACAAACGACATTCGCAGACTTGAGGACATGGAGCCAGTTGAAGCTGGTGACCAGTACAGAGTCCCACTAGCTAACATTGACATTGCCGAGGCCGATGTTGTTGCTACTGATCGCAAGGTACTTATGGCACAGCGACTTGTGACTGTTGGTTTTGACCCTCAGCAAGTATTGTCTGCTCTTGGATTGCCAACCATCGGTCACACCGGTGTACCAAGCGTTATGTTGCAGGGTGTTGCTCAGATTGACCCTAACGATCCTGAAGCTGTTTACGAGGTCTGATGCCTTACTTTATTTCTCAAACCACAGATTGCCCGAGCTGGGCAGTAGTAAAAGAGGACAACTCAGTTGTGTCCTGCCAAGAATCTAAAGACGATGCGATTGCTCAGATGGTTGCTCTCTCTCTAGCCGAGAACATTGAGCCAGGTGGCGAGCTTAGAGCTGAGCCTAATGAGCTAAGCGTTGGTGACTTTGTACGCTGGGCAACTGGGGACAATGTGGCACAGGGTCGGATTACTCGCATTGTTAGAGATGGCGAAATAAATGTGCCTGACTCTAGCTTCACAATTACTGGAACAGCCGATGACCCTGCTGCTCTTATCAGGATTTACCGAGAGGGTGAGGATGGGTGGAACCCAACAGACACTCTTGTCGGTCACAAGTTTTCAACTCTTAGAAAGATTGACGAGCTTAGGGCTATACGAGAATTGCCTCAAAATTATAGGCCAGCACTTGCCGAGGATGTCCCAGAGGGCAGGGCTTGTGGCAACTGCTATTTCTTTGATGAGTCGAGGGTAAACGCCGAGGGTAATAAAGCTTGGTGTGAGCGTTGGGATGACTTTGTTGATGGTGGCTATTACTGCAACGCTTGGCAACCAGATGATTCAAACGATGACGACCTTGACGATGACATGGACCAGATGAGGGCAATCAACCAAGAAGCCCCTGCTTACATGAGAGCAGCAGCTCGGCGTGGACTTGAGTATTACGAGCAAGGTCTTGCTGGTGATGGCGTAACCCCTGGCACTATTCGAGAAGCAAGACAGATGGCAGAAGGTCGAGTCAGCGATGACAAGTGGGTAAGAATATCTGCTTGGATTGCTCGACACCTAGTTGACCTTGACTCACCAGATGCCAACCCAGACTCAGACAATTACCCATCTGCCGGTGTAGTGGCTCACTTGCTTTGGGGATCAGGACCAAGCAAAAGAGCAGCACAAAGAACCCAAGACTACGCTGATTCGGTAGTTGCTAGAATCAGAGCAGAGGAAACTAACAGCATGGATAACAAAAACAAGTGGCTAAAGGTTGCTAGAGCAATCGCACTAAAGATTGACGGCCCACAGGCTGACTCTAAGCAGCCAGAGATTAGAACCAATAGCGTTGACTTTGAGATCAGGGCTGAGGGTGACGGAATGACCTTTACTGGCTACGCTTCAGTATTCAACAGCCCATCCGAGGACCTTGGTGGCTTTGTTGAGTATGTTGCCCCTGGTGCTTTCAAGCGTTCCCTACAATCTCGCAACGAGGTCAAGCTGCTCTGGAACCACGACTCAGGTGAGCCACTTGCTTCCCTAAGAGGTGGCACTATGCAACTTGTCGAGGATGAGGTTGGACTCAAAGTTACAGCTAAACTTCCCAACACAACCAGGGGCAGGGACATCGCCGAGCTATTGCGTACTAAGGTTATAGATTCAATGAGCTTTGGTTTCAATGTCATCAAAGACTCTTGGTCGAGAGATGGGCAGACAAGAACCTTGGAATCAGTAAGACTTTTCGAAACAAGTATCGTTAGTTTTCCAGCCTATTCCTCAACAACAGCAACAGTACGCTCACAGCCAACCATCAACCCCGACCAATTAGCCGATGCCTTGCTAAAGCTAGAGTCCGGTGAGGAACTTGATGAGGCTAACGCTACCTTGATTACCGATGTGGTCAACAAGCTAAAGTCACAGCCAGAGGTTCAAGAGGCCGAGGACAATGGTTTGTCAATCCTTGACATAAAACAAAAGCAGTTCGACCTTCTAATGAAAAGGATATAAGTATGCCAACCAAAGATGAAATCAAAGCAGCAATCCTAAAGAAAGCCGGCAACCCAACAGTCGGTGTAATCGCTGAAATGGCTGATGAATTAGCCAAGGCTGTATGGGAACTAGAAAACAAAAACTCCGACAACCCTGCCAAAGAAGTAAGGGTTATCGAAAGTAAAGAAATCCGATAGAGTTTCTTTAGCCCTAGCTCAACCCCCTTTCTGAGCTAGGGTTTTCTTTTGCCTATAAAATTATGAATAACGGCTGAGTGTAAGCACCGCTGTATCTGTTGAGTGTCAGCACCGCAGGAAACCCATTCAATCATTTATAGGAGAATCATGTCTGATTTCATCAAATCTCAGATGGATGCTCGCAACAACCTCATCGCACAGGCAAGAGAAGTTCTTGACTTTGCTGAGGCTGAAAAGCGTGGTCTATCTGCTGAGGAAAACCAAAAGATTGCTCGTATCGAAGCTGACATTGACTCAGCCGACACAGCTATCGAAACCGCTCGCAAACTAGCAGATCGTGAAGCTCGCGCTTCTGAGGCTGCTGCTTCATTTACACCTTCAGTATCAGTGCCAGAAAACACTGACGCTGACATCCTTCGCTCAATCGCTATGGGAGAAATTCGTGGACACGAGTTCGCTCGTGAGCTTCGTACTCTAGTTCCATCTACTAACACAGTAGGACAGAGCTTCTACGACCAGGTATTTGAG